ACTTTAAATAATATACATATATAATAATAAACTTAATATGGAGATTGAAATGATAATATGGGGATATAGACTAATAACTATTGCAGCAATTGCATACTTATATTATATTCATTATTTAAATTTAACACAGATTTAATGAATAAAAAACCTTTAACAATATCAGACGAAGCAAAAGTTCAGATGCCCATGAAGACAGTTGCCAGCCTCATCACGCTGGTAGCGATTGGAACATGGGCATACTTCGGTATAAATGAGAAGCTCAACCAACACTCAACAACCCTAGAACTAATGGAGAAGGATCTCGTAGAAAACACAGCTTTCCGTATTGGATGGCCTCGTGGATTACTCGGATCCTTACCCCGCTGATTCAGAACAATTTATGCTCATTGAACATATGAGTGGACAAGTAGAAAAAATAGAAACAGCGATGCAGGATATGATGTCAAATACTGTTAACATCCAACGTTTACAAAAAGATGTGGAGAAGATATTATCTGATATTGAAAAATTAAAAGATAAGCAAAGAAATTTTGCTAATGGAGGTCATTAATGATAGAAACTGTATTTGCACTTTTATTAATCTGGGACCATGAAATTAAGGAGCATCGTATTCAACCAACTCTTAGTCAATGTTTAAAAGCTAAACGTTATGCAATGCGGGACAAGAAAATTGGGGATAGGGTTGTATATAAATGCATAAAGTCTAAAGCTAATACTGAAATATACATGGGTGAAAAGAAAATACTTTCTTTAATATTAGAATAATGAACAAGAAAGCTTATGCTTTTTTTCTTAAGAAGAATAGACCTATAAACAAACATAACCCAATAGCAGAAGAATTAAGCAATGGGCGTTATCAACAGCGTATAGTAAAGAGTAAGAAAATATACAATAGAAAAAAATATTCAAAACAGCAGGGGGTATGACAAAATTTATATTAATAATATGGGTGTGTTCGTTTGCAGCCAATCCAACTGCATGTTTACCCCCTATGGAATTCCCTAAACAGTTCGATAGTTGGTACGAGTGTTCTCGTGGTGCCCATAAAGAAGCCCTATCAATGGTTTCTAAAATGGGATATAAATATATTAATGAACATAAAATTGCTATGAGTTATTCTTGTAAAGAAGTCAATAATATTTAATTATTTAAATAAATTAAATGGCTTACTTAAATGCTAACATACCTATAATTGAATGTTATGTTAGAGGTAACTATCTTAGAGATCAAAGAGACTCCCATGATAAATACTTTGAATGTGTAGTCTTTGGAGTTTGTAGTTTACCTGGGCAAGTTCCCTTGTTTCATTACATGATGACTGATGGAGGTATATGGTGGAGATCACCTATCTCTGCATTCTGTAAGAAACCAGATGTCAAGGAATTACCTTTAGATGAATTATGTATGTGGAATTCATTTAGTTATAATATATCAGTAACTACCTTTTATAATTTATCTGGAAATAAAGTACAATATTTTTCAAGACGTAAGATTAAACGTAAAGGTAAATATTTATTTACTTTAGATTGGTGTTCAGGTGATTATAATGAATTAGATTTTGGTTACTCACAAAAACCTGATCAACATAAGTGTGGTCATGTAATAGAATTAGATGATGGCAACTATGCAATACAACCTAATAATAGATTAAGAGTTTTTGATCCTTCATTGGCAGCAGATCCTAACGAAGTATTAATACATCGTTTAGTTAATACTAAAACCTGGTCTGTTGAAGATACTTCCAAATGGATTACAGCAGAAGACGAAGAAGGAAGTTATGATTACGATTTAAAGGAATTAAAATAAAAAAGGGAGAAGCTATTAACTTCCCCCTTATTGTAGACAACACACAAGGCACCTTTACGGGTGCCTTTTTTTTTGGTGCAACTTCTTCACGCCAAAACTTAAAATGTTATAGGTCCTTCCTTTGCCATACGTTCTCTTCGTTGTGCTTGTTCAGATGGTGCAAGACTTTGTTTAATATCTTTTAAAGTCCATTGAGGATTTTTCTTTAATTTTTTAACAACCCATCTATACGACCAAGGCTGTAACTTTAATGTACCACCACTCCAATAATAACTACTAGTCTCAATTAGCTTTTCAAGATTACTACGGTTAACTTTAGTATGGTCTTCCTTTTTAATTACTTCTTTAATCCACTCAACCATAATAGCCCGTGCTTTGTTTCGTATCTTTTTCATTTGCTTGGTGTTCATTCTATATTATAAAAACTATACTTAACAGTTAACTCTTCTCCTTCTTTAATATCTTCTAAAGCAACCAAATCATATCTAATATAATCCTGTTTAATTTTAACATCGTTTGCATTTGTCACAAAGTATTTATTTTTGGTACAATTAGGTGTGTCCGAATGATTTATAAATCCACCTAAAGGAGTACGAATTAACATGTCATTCATTTTCATATGGCTTACTCCAAAGTTAGTTCCTTTTTTTACAAAGGACTCTGTAAATAAACCTAATCCTTCAATAGTACTTATACTAACTGTTAGTCCATCAGGTAATGGTTTATACATTTTGAATTAACTTTTTAATATCATCTTCTAATTTTTTACCAACACTATTAGCATGATTAATAATAGCAGCACATAGATTAGCTTGATATTTAAAATCTTTTAAAGCTTCCCTAATTTTACCTACAGGTTTTCCACCATAGTCTATTACAATAGAGTTCTCTTTATTTAATCCAATTTTTAATTCAAATAATAATCCTGTATGTTTTAGTGTATTATTTTTTTCCATCGCTTACCCCAGATGTTTCATGCTTAACAAAATTAGCACCTATTTTAGGATCTAATTGATTTAATGTTGCAAGCATATTCATTAGTTTAACAACTTCACCATATGGTCTTGTCATTAGATATCTCATAATATCTGTAAGTTGTATAGAACTTATTAAAAAAGTTCTAGGGTTTGTTGGTGTTGGTTTTTCCTTTGAGTTATTAGCCATCTTTCCTCCTTTATTACTGACCTCTAAATTGATAATATTTATCCTCTATTAAATCTCCATTTAATAAGTAAGGATTACTATCTTCTTGTTTATTAAAGATTTCTTCTAAATCTCTAATAGTTTGATTAAGGGTTCTACCTTGTTTTAAACATCCAATGACTAAATCTTCTACTTCTATCAATGCTTGTTTAACTTGTCCCATTATTAACCTCCTTGATTAATCTATCTAAATACCAATTAGCTTTTTGTAAATCCTCTAGTGGTTCTCCTTTGAATTTATATCTTGATACATATTTTAATACATTACCTTTTAAGTACCCATGATACTCATCCTCTGTCATACAATCTCTTATAACATCTATAGTTTCCTTTTTACCATACTTATAATGGGCAGGTGAGTTCACATTATCATTTATCATACTTCCTCCTAACTGCATTATACTCAACAGTTTCTAAATCATACTCACCATTACGAACATTACGTTTAATTATTAAACCGCTCCACCACATACGTTGTGTATTTCTAGCATAGCTTTCTTTATGATGTAGATAACATCCAGCAGATAGACCTATAACTTTTCTACCTGAAGGAATTGTACACATTGAATAGTCAAATAAATGACAATGTCCTACAGTTGAAGATACTTTATTCTTTAACAGAAGAGCACGAGCAATATTGTCCCCACTAATAGGTTTACCCATAACACCAGTAGGGTAATTGTGACAATAATGTACACCATTGATAGATATAGGTTCTTGATATGGAATAACTTCCCAACCATACTCTTTAAAGTTAAGGTCTTTTGTACTAATTGTACCATCAAGTTCTGGAGTTTCATCTATTATTCTGTCTATCCTATCTTCATGATTACCAAGTAGCATGACTTTTCTTGGTCGTCTTCCATTAAGACCTTTATTAAACTTCTCCAATGCGTCATGAGCATGGGCTATATCTTTTTTATATCTTCTACCTTCAAAAGATTTCTTACCTTTATCATAGCTTGATAAAGAATCCATACTTGCAAAGTCTCCCATGCATACTATGGTAGTTGGTTTTAGATCTCGTGCCATTTTACCTGCCCACAAGAATCTATCATTGTTTGCTTTAGGTGTACAATGAGGGTCTCCTATTACTAAATGTGTCGCCATTAATTTAACTCCTTATCCCGTTTACGTTTTAAATACTCAATAAAGTCAATAATATTAGATTTATCATCAAATTCTGCAGTGGAATTAATACTAAGATCTTCATTACTATTTGTTTTTTTATCGTCAGCAAATCCACGAAGTCCCCACATAAATGTTGAATGGGGATCAGAAGTTGCCATTTTTATCATGCCTCTAGCTATTGTAGAACATAATTCGTATTGTTCAGTAGTCATTTTAGATTTACTATCCATTATTATACCACAATTAAAACCTTTTTGCCAAGGACTAATAAGTACCTTAATTGAATTAACTGAATCAAATTTAGTTTTTTTCATTTATACCAATATCTATCTATATTTTCACTAGTGTATTCCACAACCCTGTATTCATAGCCTCTTTTCATACTTTTTTTGCCAAATTCATTTGCTTCTTTTTCCCCATTAAAAATAATATTTGTAAACATTTTATAATCTTTCTCCTTTTTATTTTTATACAGTACAAAGTAAAACATCATGTAAAGTAGGTAGAGAGTAGACCCCTTGAACTACTCCCTACCATTCTCTACAGTATTATCCTGTTTAGGATTATTTACTTCAGTATACCAAACCCATTTAGGATTCTTACCTTGCGACTGTTGCTGTGGCAACAACTGCAATTTGCTTCCCCAACAAGGGAGTTTGTATGGGCAATATGAACATACAAAGCCCAAAATTTTATTACCTGTTTTCTTGGTTCTAAATGTTTCCTCAATTTCTGAATAGCATCTTTTAAATGGTTTCTTTTTAATAATACTTTTTAAATTATCTTTAGCAGTTTTAAGTGCATTTACTTTATACTCTTCATCTATTAAAGGAGTTTCACATACTAGCCATTCTCCTGTAGATTTATTAATTACAATCCATCCACCAAATGGTATCTTCTCACTCTCACCATATAAATATCCTTGTGATGCATACCCAAATGAATCTTCCTTTACAACTTCTTCGAAACCACCTGCTGGTCCAAATTTCTTTTCAAAGGAATAAGGTGATGCACTTTTAACATCCCAAACTTTCTTATCAATCTTAACATCATACCTACCTTCAAGTGTTGACCCATTAAATTTATACTTAACTCTTTTTTGCTCATCTTCTATTTTTACTCCTGCTGATTTCATTACAAATATTGCTAATGCTTCAACTAAATCCCCAAATGTATTTCTCATTTTAACATTATATGGTTGGCCTTCACCTTTAATATTCTTTGCTTCCATTTGTAGTTGGCACAAAGGTCTGCCTATATTAGACATTCTAGGTTGAAATCCTGTTTTACGCTGCTCTGTAAACTGTTTGCGTAAGGCACTTTTACATGCCTCACCAAACTCTTCAACAAGTTTATCAGATATTTCTACAGGTTCTTTTGAAACCTGATTCAAATACATTTGAACTTTGTTAATTATATCACTCATTAATTAGACAACACTTCAACTGGATCTTCAACTTGTTTAACTACCTTTGCTGACTCACCATCAGAAGATGTAGATTGACCTTTTTTGGCAGCTTTATAAAGATCAACAACTTCATTATTCTCTGTGTTAATAATATCTTGAAACACAGTTAAAGTTTCCATATCTTCTTTAGACATTTGTAGATTAGCATCAGCATTAACAGAAATCTCTGGTGTATAATATACATTACCACCTTTCTTCTGTCTTTTAGAATCAATTGAAAACGTAGTAGTGAACATAAGTTTCTTACGTTTATTAACTTGATCCAATGCAGAACCTACAGGAGCAAAAGCTGTACCTGTAACTCTCCAAAGAACAGGTAGGTTAGCAAGTGTATGATCTTCACCATTTGCTTTCTTACCTTTAAAAGATAATAGACCATATAATAATCTATAACATCTTATAGTTCTTTGCTCTGCTAATTGTTCGGGTGTAAGTGATGATCTTTCCTTGAAAGGAATCTTACCACACTTTGTCCCACCTAGTATATCAACCGCTTCTTCTTTCCAGTTCTTGAAAATAATAGAACGATTTACATACTCACTTTTCTCAGGATTGTAATGCATGTATTGCATTGCACTGATAAAAGGTCTAAAGGTAACTGGCTTACCGAAAACATTTTGCCCTACACTAGAATCATAGGTAAATAAATGTCCTACTGGTAATTGATTACCATCGTCATCTTCAGGTGAACGATTAATTCCAAGTCTTGGTATTTTTATACCACTACTAGAACCATCATCCTGTCCAATGGCTTGCATAATTTGCTCATTAGACATATTTTTTATGTTTGCTATTTCATTTTCCATAATAGCCCTCCTTATTGTTAGTTATCCTTATATCATACTTTAAGGGATTTGTCAAGTATTATTTATACTTTCTATAACAGCACCTATTGCTATCCATATTACTAAAATTAATATTATTTCACCTAACATATCCTAGTCTCCCCATCAGTAATCTCATATGGAAGATTTTCCATACGAGCAAACCACATTATGTAACTTTGTAGTTCTTCATCTTCATTTATATATAACTTTGTAGGTACTCCCTCAAAGTCTTGCTTCAATGATTGTAGTTTATCATAAGCTTCTTCTTGCTCATCCTTACCCCAATCATCTATACCTTTATCAAGTATTGGTATGTCAGTCATTATCTACCTCCTGGTACTGCCCATATTGCTATAGGTAGTATACTTTTTTTAATGTTAGGAGCCTTAAATATCTTTCTAAAACCTTTATCATTACGCATAAATTTTTTAGCATGTGCTTTATTTTTAAACACTCCAACATTAGTTACGCTTGGCCCATCACATCCACCTTTAAAACAATGGTCTACTTCTAATTGTATTATACAATTATTCATGTGCTTTCTCCTTAGTTATATTTGTGCCGTCTTCATTTTTTCTCCATTCATAATCATCTGAAACCCACTCAGGATCTTCATAGTTTAAGAATCTTTTACCTGTATCTATATCTTCATCATCACTAGGTAAGCACTCCTCAATTTTTTTCCACTCTACGATTTCATCACCTGACATATCGTTGACATGTTTGCCTGTGATGGTTTCTCTAAAAGTTTCTCCATAGTCATCAACATTTTCGACTTTAATACACTCTTTACTACTAAGGATATCTTCAGCTTCTTCTTTTGTTTTGGCAACTATTTCATACTCCATTTCTACTTCATATATTTTTCTTACTCTCCACTTTTGATAACCAATTTCTTTATTTGGGGTATCTTTTTTATATGCCCCATTAATTATTGGTATTTCTTTTACAAATTTAATTTGTACCATATTTTTCCTCCTTCATATCTAACCAATTATATCCCATTTTGACATCCGTGTCAAGTGGAATATTAAAATTAATTCCATAATACTCTTTCAATGCAGGTATCACAGAAGCCGTACCCTGTTTAAATATCATACTCATTACAGCTTCTTCACCAGGATAAACATCAGCTACAATAGAATCGTGAACTGTGTTAATAAGTAAACTCTTTACCTTTTGTTCTTTCATTAGTTTATATATTTTTATACATGCTAATGGTACAATGTCAGCAGTTGCAAAACCTTGTACAGGATAATTTTTTATTTGTGTGCTATAACTAGATCCACCCCAAGGCATTCTTTCTGCATATGGAAATGAATATTCTCTACCTGTAGGTAGTTTAATTCTCTTATAAGTAATAGCATGTGTTTGTAGTTCCTCATGCCATCTAGTTATATCAGCATATTTTTCTGCAAATCTTCTATAATATTTTTTTTCATCTTCAGTTCCTGTTGTACCACCATACAAAGGTTTAAAGGTATGTGCCTTTGCATCTTGCCTAGATACACCAATAATATCAGCAGTATATTGATGAACATCTATATTATTTTTTATATCTTCCATACCTTGTTTATCTTGTGCCAAGTATACTGCAGTTCTAAATTCTAATTGTGCAAAGTCTACTTCAAGTATCTGCCCACCCTCAAATCTAGATTGGATTACTTTACGAATAGGAAAGGTACCACCTCTAGGTTGGTTTTGAAAATTAGGATCACGACTAGATAATCTACCTGTTGCTGTTACTGCCTGCATAAACTTAGGATGTAATAATTCATTCTCATTTGTAAAATTTTGTAATCCTTCTACAAAAGTATTTAAGTATGTAGCTATGGCATTGTGCCTAAGTATAGCATCAATAAATTCTCTGAACTCTCCCTCTGCTTCTCCTGCAATTTTGTTTAATGTAATTCTATCTGTTCTAAATCCAGATTCAGCTACATCATATACACTTCTAGGTCTTTGATTAAACCCTGCAAGTTTAGCTGTACCACTATAGATAAATCCTTCACCATCACACTCACTACACTTTGTATATTTTTTATATGGTGTACCATCAACTTTAATTTTTTTAATTACACCTTTACCTTTGCAAGATAAACATTGTGATGCTATAGTTTTATGTATAGGATCACTATTGTTAGCAACTAAAGTTCTAAACTGACTGAAGCTAAATCTAGGTCTTTTTTTATTTTTTCTTGTATGCTTATCAATTCCTATATTAAATATTCTAGCCCATTCCTTTTTATCTTTAGGTTTCTTTGAATAAATTAACCATGATAATTGTTCTGGACTTGATAAATTAATTTTCGTATCCCCCATTTTATTATAAACAATCTTATCTATCTTCTGTTTTAAATATGCAAACTCTGCTCTATATTCTTTTTCCACTTGTGCAAGATCATTTAAATTTATATGAATACCATTACGTTCCATATCAGTTAATACAATTAAAAACTCATTCATCATCTTAACTGTCTTAAGTAAATGTTTATTATTGTCTGATTTTAAATCTTCCATTTGTGAATCAAATAATTTTCTAGTAATAGCCACATCAATTCTACCATATTCTTCTACAATATCTTTCGGAATATTTTCAAATGATACACCTCTGTCCATCCATTCTTTTATTCTATCATCCTTTGATCCTATTTTCCTACGTTGGCAACACATCTGTAGTGTTAAACTTTTTCTTATACCTCTGTTTAAAATATATTCTCCTACCATAGTATCATATACATTACCATCATATTTAAATCCAGATTCTAGTAACCAACTTAAATCAAATTTAATATTATGTCCTATTAATAGTTTAGTATCATCTAATATCTTTTGTATTTTATGGTAGCAACCCTCATCAACTCTCTCACTATGATTAGTAAAGTAATACTCATCATTGACCCCAACACTTACTAAAATATTTTGTGGATTAAATGGTGATGGATCCATACCACCATGACCTGTCTCTTGATATGAAGTTTCTACATCTATTGTTGTTATCATTTTACCTTTTCTACTTCTATAACTTTGTAATCCTCAGGTGCTTGTTCTTTCCAGCTATTATCAAAATTTTCATAATGAGTTTCGTAGAAATTATTATCTGCTTCTTCTTTAGCAATATCCTCATCATTCATTGGGTCTTCGTCATGTTTAATAGTAATAACTTTTTCCCAGTATTGGGTAGTTTTAACTATTGCTCTATACTTTTTCATATTTTCCTCTCTGTTAATTTGTATACCTGCTTAAATATCTATTAATATAACAAGTTGGAGTACCATGAAATCCTGTTATTTTATTTTTACTAATATTTAATGTTCTACTGCCATTATCTTGATTATCTGTTCTAGAATATGTACCACATCCTATACCTATAATTAAATCTGCTTCAGCAGCTTTACCTGTCTTTGAATTCTCCATCATATTAAATGATATTGTATCTCTATCGTGTGCATCTGCTGATGCCTGTGATATGGCAATGACTACACATTCTCTTCTCTTTGCTATCTCTCTAGCACCTGTGTATATTGCTCGTAGCTTTTCATCTGTTCTTGCAAATGTACCTTTAACATTCACTTTATCTAATTGATCAATAACAATTATATCTGGTTTATATTTTTCACAATGACTATCTATATCATCAAGAGACCAATCAACAGTATCAATCATTTTAATATTATCTTTTATCTTTGCCCATTCAACCTGTGTATCTTCCATATTTTCTGGTATTTCTTCACTAGTATATCCAGTAAAACAACTGATGGCTCTCATTTGTGTACGAACTGCAGGTTCTTCGTTAATAAATGCATGTACCTTCGCACCTTGTTCAGCAAATCCATTAGGTGCTGATACTAAACTTACCCAGAATGCTGTTTTACCTACCTCTGGTCTAGCAAATGCTATCATTAAATTTCCTGGTCCAATTCCACCTACATTATCTTTTAATTCAACTAAATTAAATTGCCACTTACTTACTACATTTAATTGTTCAAGCAATTCTACTACATTATCTGTAACTGCATCTAATTTTTCTGCAGGTAATCCTGTTTTATATTTCTCTATCATAGATAGAATAGTATTAAAGTCTGCTGGTTTACCATTAAATATTTCAGTAGCCTCTACTGCAATCCTTTGAGCCACATCTCTTTCACTTAATATCTTTACAATATCATCTGCTATTTCTTTTGATGGCTCTTGTGTTTCTTTTATATCTTCTATTAATTCACTTAACTGTTCTCTGGCTGCTCTTGTTATAGCAGGATTAAACATCGTAGTATGTAAAGAATATAGTTCATCAATATTTATATCAGCATCATACTTATCATGTGCCTTTTGTATTGTATCAAATAAAGAACCAAAGCTACCTTGCAATACATTACGAGTAATCTGACCCTTGTATTGTGTATAAAACTTTTTACCTAGTAATAGTTTTATTATTTGTTTTTCTATCATATAATTATCACCTGTTTAGTTTCTCTGTCAAGTATAATATATACCCTATCCTCAAAATAATAAGCAATTTTAACATCCAAAATTTTTTGAGCTGATGTTAATCCTATCTTACTCCCACTTTGTAAAAAGTGCTCAATAGATTTATAGCTTACATTAATTGATTTTACATCAATATAATAAAAATTATTTGTTTCTGTATTTAGTACACATATATCAACAAGACCCACCGATGATACATTTTTAAACACTTCCCATCCTGATTTTAATAGCCTAGATACGGCCAAACTCTCAACTACATCACCAACTCTTTTAGCATTTTTACCAAATTTATTTCTCCAGTTATGTTCTAGCTGTTCAATCACCTCCAACCACCTTGATCTATTCTACTATTTTCTATTTGTTTAGCTAATATTTTATTATCTTTTTTAACTTCTTGTAATTCTTTTTTTAATTCAGCAATTTCATTTTCATATTTAGTAACCTTTGCTATCATTAATTTATCTGCTTCTTTCTTTACTTCTTCTATTTCTAATATGTGCTGTATATACTCAATCATTTTACACTCTTACTATGTTGCCAAATGTTATTATTAAATACCCTAATTAATCTTGAGATTTCAACTGTATATTCTTTACCAAATTTATTTGTAAATATAACCTTACAATCTTCACAAGGTAATTTATTCCCTCTCCAAAGTAATACTACATTATCTTTTTTCATTTTCTCCCCCATTAAACATCTCCTTTATTTCTTCTGTACTAAAATATTTTAAATCATCTGACAATGGTTTAACATGTACATTCTGTAAGCCATAAGATTTTAATTCATTAGCTATGCCGTATGATTTCTTTGTTGCATCTCTATCTAATCCTATATATATCTTATCATATTGTTTTAGATATTGCTTATGAGATTCCTTTAATGATGTGCCAAGTATAGCCACACCTGTAAGTATATTAGATACTGCACAAGCTGAAGCACAATCTTCTACTATGATTGCCTCCTTATGTTCTGGTAATCCACATTTAAAAGGCACATCTTTATTGCCATACATATACCATTTAGGATATGTGATAGAGTTTAATGCCCTACCTACTGCACCTACAAATGTAGTTGGGTCTTCATTATCTCTAATTAAAAATACAACTCTATCTTGTTTTACATCATATTTAATATCTGCTCTACCCCAAGACCATGCTTCCCAACAATTATTTTTATGTATATATTTTTTAGCTTTATCATTTGAATCTAATATCTTAAAACTATCTGGTACTATAAATTCTGTATCTGAATTTTCTTCTTTCTTTTTAAATGTAGAATTTACATAGTCCATATTCTTTTCTCCTTGATATTTTCCTTTAGCACTACAAGATGCATGAAAGCAATACCAATTAATATTATTATTCATTGTGTCTACTGATAATGTATTCTTGCCATTACAAAATGGACAATCTAATCTCATGGCTGTATCAGGTGGAATGAATAGTCCTTGTACTACTTCTAGTTGTTGTTTGTAATTCAATTAATTTCCTCGTAGGTTAGCACGTATCTATCATCAACATAGAAGTTACCATCTTGTTCTACTTTCATTAAGTTTTCATTTAGATATAATGCTGTTTGATTTTCTACTTCTTCAATCGTTGGTTCTTTTTCGAATGGTAATATTCCTACTGCCTCTAGTCCCATCCCCGTCACTCTGATTTTATATTTTTTCATTATTATTCCTATACCATATTTTCTTCTTTATGTCAAGTTATTTTACATATAAAATATTTTCCTTTAATAACATAAGGTTTTGTTTTATATGTTCTATCTATTTCAATCTGTCGTAATTCTAGTTTCTTTTTAATTAATCTGTGTATTATACCAGCGTTAACTTTAGGAAATTTTTCCCTTAATGCCTTAATTAAATTTCTTTTTTTGTATTTACCAATATCAATTAGTTTAAACATTTCATATTCTATTTCAGATTTAGAATTAATATTAATATTTAAACGACCATGTTTTTTTAGAAACCTATAAAACCATTCATCACTTTGATATGGCATATCTCCTGTTGGTGGATTGAAAGCAGTTAAGTCTTCATTTAAATAATAGTAAGGTACTAATTCACCATTGAATTGTACATTATCATTCTCATCTATGAGACCTTTACTTTTTAGTTTTAAGTATACTGAGTCTTTCATTTGTTTGTCTAACTGATTCTTGATAACTTTCATTAAGTTCTTCCTTTTCTTTTTCTGCTTCTTCTAAAAAGTCTTTTTTGTTTTCCCACTTAGTAATAATATTACTAATAGCTTGGAACGGATAGTTTCGTGCCACCAATTCATTGCGATAAACCTTGAGTTCTTCTAGTAATTGTTTTATTTCTTCCATTACCTACCCTTTCTTTCTGCCCTAGTTTTAATAGGTAGTTTAACTACCTTACTACTTGGATTTCCTTTACGGCTTGTCCATTCTATTGTTACTTCTTCTGCATCACCACCTTGAAAAGACTTCATTGCTTTCTTTAAACTCATTGCTTCAATCTTTTTTTC